CCAGAAAAGACCTTTACCGTTGATATCGGTAGTGAATTTAATTGACTGATTTGATGCCCATCCACCGTCTGATGTTAAAGCTGATTCTAGCTCAGTTAGGGCTTGATTAAGTCTCGTATTGTCCATATTAGTATTTATCCTTTATACAGAAAAGCCGGTTTATTGTACTTTCAGCAAGATTATATCATTATTTATCCGACCGTTGAGCTTTATGTCCACTGCTTTAATGTCATCTAGGAATGATCTCAACTTGACTTTACCACTATCTTTGAACTGTTTTAGTTGTTCTTCTGGTTTACGTAGTGTCTTCTGTATACTTTCAGATTCTTTAAATCCTGTAATAGTTGTACCTTTTACACTAAGTCCACTGCCCTCACGCTGTAGTCCTTGTGGGTCTTGTATTTCTGCTATGTATTTCCCTATCTTACGTGTTTTACAGTTAAACACCCATAGCTCATTGCACTTGATAATATCCTCTGGATTAATACTAGCAAGTTGATATTTGTCATCTGATTTTTTGTACTTCAGTTTTGCTACCAGTTTGTCTGCACTGTACACTTTACGTTTACGTGGTTTACGTTTTGCTTTACTTGAATCAATAACAACCTGACAACCACCATATATTCTTTCTAGTGCTGTTAGTAAGTTCTTAAGTTCTTTTTTGTTCGAGAACTCATATGCTTCTTGTAATTGTTTTGCATAGTCAATTTCAAGTTCAGTTGCAGTTTTCTTTAACTTGGGTGGATTAAGTACTTCTCGTATTTCTTTAAGTTCAGGCTCATACAGATTCATAATTTTACGAGCGTGTGCTTGTGTTATTTTCATTTGAGCAAAATGTTTTGCAAAGTCAAATCCTTTAGGATCAAATTTTACTGTTTTATCTTGCTGACTTTCAGTCCAACCATCAAGCCATACATCAACTTTTTCACAAGCAGCAATTGCCTGCATCTCAATACGCTCTTGTATAGAAATTACTCTTTTCTCTGGTTGTTTCTTTTCTTTTTCTTCTTTCTCTTGCTTAACGTCTTTGCCTGCTTGGATTGCTATTTCAATTCTTTTTTCAAGAAACTCCATAGATGATTTTAATTGGCCCATTGTTCCAGGAAGTGATTCCCAATGATCTGCTTCTTTTTGTGAAAACCTTGGAGCACCTTTTGTATCCATACGTGCAACAATTCCAGCAGTAACACTAATAGCATGTTTAGGAGCGGCTTTGATCCATTTGATTTGATCGCTAGTATACTTGCCTTCTTTTTCCATCCAGGCATATACGTTAGTATACAAGTCCTCTGGTTTAAAGTTTGCGTAATACCATTCGTGTGTTGCTCGACGATGCCTATGAATTTGCTCGCCATTCATTTCTTCCCAACCGTCCCAATTAGGTTCCGTGAGCTTTGCGCCACGCTGAATGCGAGGTGCTGCTCTTGGCTTTTTCTTCTTGGTACTCTTAGGCAATGCCATCTGATGCTCCTATGATAAAAATATTACTATATGATGATATATATCATTTGTCAAGAAAAATCTGCCCTAAACGAAATTGTCATGTTAGATTTTTCGCAATAGGAAATATTTCTGAGATGACTTTAGCACACGCTATAGCAATGTCCATATGCTCTTTTTGTGTTCCGTTTGCACCTCTAAGTTGAATATAATGTACCCAACTTCTAATTGTTCCATTCATGTATAGGCGTGTTTTGGTTAGACCTTCTGGTAACACTACACGGGCTTGTTCTTTTGCAATACCGTTGTCAATTGCCCATTCGTAAACTTCCTTGGCTTTGTCAATGACACTTTGTTGTTTCATTTGCCATTCGTAGTGTAAGTCACTTTCAGTATCGATCTCAATACTGTTTTGTCTGTTCTTTGTATCCTGTAAACGTGCTTCACGTGTTACAAACTGATTACCCATCTCTGCAGGATCAGCGTAACGTTGACTAAACTCTTGGAAAGCAAAACTACGATGTCGCACAATTTGATGTGCAATATCTCTAGTTGTGTTGATTTCTAGTACAGCATTAACCATTTCTAAAGGTGACCAATGTTGATGTTTAATTAGATATTTGATTAAGCGTTCGCTTGTTTCTGTGTTAATTTGTGCTTGTGGATTTGATACCTTTGCACAAAATGCAATTAGTTCTTGTAGGTCTGTTAACCCTTCGTTTTCAAATTCTTCTGTTGCTCGACTATACGATACTAGTTTTACTTCTGTCAACTGTTTATTTCCTTATGTAAAATACTGTAGGGCTACACCACGTAGCCCTACCAGTGGGTGGGTTACTGTGATACTGCTGCGTTTTTTCTAGCGTTTTTAGTATCAGTGATTTCTTTTCTACGTTCTTTTGCGGCTTTAGTCATTTCTTGTAATGCTTTACGGGCTCTGGTTCCTGCTGCTCCATTGCCGTTTTCAAATTTTTCGTTTTCTTCCAAAAACGTCTCAAATGCTGATTTTAGTGATTCTACGTGTGTACTCATAATTTATTTTTCCTTTTAATCTGTGCCGAGAGTCTTCTCAACAGTCATAGTATATAAGCCTAGACTGCAAAAGTCAACTATTAAAGTGGTTAAATACGTACATAATGAATGATTTTACTCTTATTCCGTTCCACAACATTGTTAAGTTCGGACAAACTACAATGCTAAAACAGCCACTATTCAACGTTAGTTGGATACTTGGTCGCTTTTGTAATTACAGTTGTAGTTACTGTTGGCCGTATGCAAATTCAAATGTTCCGGATCATCAAGACTTTGAAGTGTATACAAATGCAATAGATGAAATTAAAAGACAAGCGAGAGAAAACGGATTTACTGAGTTTCATTTTAGTTTCAGTGGAGGAGAACCAACAGCATATAAAAAGTTTGGTGACCTAGTTGAATACTATGCAAATGACGATGAGGCTAAGTATCAAAGCATACACCTTACAACTAATTTAAGTCCAGGTGAGAAATGGTGGGCAAGATTTATAGACAACACCAGTCACTTAACACGTCGCAGCATCACTGCAAGTTATCACGCAGAATTTGCAAACGAAAAAGACTTTGGTGATAGATGTTTGCAACTCATGGAGGGAGGAGTATTTGTTACAATTAATCAAGTTATGGTTCCTGAACACTTTGAAGAATACTATGAGCGTTGTAGTAGATTCGCAGACAAAGGAATTAACGTCACTCTTAAACCGCAGTCCGACCCTACCGCGTCTAGAATAGTTGATGGTTATACAGATGAGCAAATTGATAAGTTACAAACAGGCTTTCCACAAAATTGGAAAGGCGAACAAGTCATGCAAATGTATTTGGAAGATGCCAAAGGAAACCATTACGGATTGGATCAAGCAGAAAGAATGAATGCATTTAACTTCAACAAGTTTAAAAATTGGCATTGCAATGCAGGGTATCAAAGCTGCATTATAAGGGGTGATGAAGTTAAGAGAGCATATAGTTGCAGCGATATCCCTTTAGGAACGCTACAGGGCGGTTTTACGCTGTTTAAGACACCATCTAAATGCATTACTAGCTCTTGTGTAAGCAGTGCAGACAGCAAGATACCAAAGGTACTACATGAAAGTTGAAATAGAAGATATAAAATTTTGGATGGATGCAGTTCGCAATAGCGAAGATAGAGATCGTACACTTGAAAGTTTTTGGGGTGGACAATTAAAATCTAAAGAATGGTTAGTCGAAACATTACAAAGAAATCATCATGTGTCCAATATTAGTTGTGTCATATTCGGAGGATGGAACGGAGTATTAGCAAATTTATTGTTTAACAGCACAATAGGTTTCAAGCATATCACAAGTGTTGATATTGATCCTAAGTGTGCAGAGACAGCAACCACAATTAATAAACGTCAAGAAATGGAAGGGCGATTCACAGCAGTTACCGCTGACATGTGTGAGTATGAATATACCAATCAACCTTACATGGTTATTAATACAAGTTGCGAACATCTTACACAGCAACAATATAACAAGTGGGCAAAACGTGTGCCAAAGAGTTCAGAAGTAATTTTACAATCTAATAACTACTTTGAACTAGAAGAACATTTAAATTGTTCAAGAGACCTTGATAGTTTTAAAAAGAAATCTAAATTAAACACTGTGCTAGTTAAAGATCAATTAGAATTACCCAAATATACACGTTACATGCTTATAGGAAGATTTTAATGTTTGACTTTTCAGATCTTAAAACAATACATATTGAGCTGACAACAAATTGCCAAGCCAAGTGTCCTATGTGTTCACGTAATATACACAGTGGTATTGAAAACCCATTACTAAAAATTGTTGGTTGGACATTAGAAGATTTCAAAACTATTATAAACAAAGAAGTATTAGAAACAGTAGACCGTATATACTTTTGCGGAAACTTTGGCGACCCTTTACTTAATGACAACCTTGTTGAAATGTGTAAGTACGCAAAAGAAACAAGTCCTAAAACTGCAATAGGAATTCACACAAACGGTAGTTTAAGAAATGCAAAATGGTGGACAGAACTAGCACAGTCTTTACCACAAGATCATTGTGTGTACTTTGCACTTGACGGTTTAGAAGACACTCACAAATTATATAGAGTTGGCACTGACTGGAATAAGATTATTGAAAATGCAAAAACATTTATTGAAGCAGGTGGTCGTGCTAACTGGACTTATATCAAATTTAAACACAACGAGCACCAAGTAGAAGAATGTAGAAAGATTGCAAAGGAAGTAGGCTTTCAAGATTTCACAGTTAAGAACACATCAAGATTTTTAGTTGAACCTAAGTATGATGTGTGGGACAAAAATAGAATACCTATATACAGTTTAGAAGCACCATCTGATACTGAAACACATTTTTTACCTAAAGAAGTAATTGATGATTATAAGTCAGTGTTAGATGAAGCAGAGATAGACTGCCATGTACAAAAGATTAAAGAAATTTATATTGACGGATTTAAAACTTTATTACCTTGTTGTTGGTTAGCACAAACGCCAATGACGTTTTACGATCCTACACATATTTGTGAAGATGTAGTAGACATGTTGCGTAACCAATACAATAAAATGATAAGCGACTTTGGTGGTATACAAAATCTTGATGCAACAAAAGGAATAAAAAATATTATAAGTTCTGACGTATGGCAAAACATATGGAAGAAAAAGTGGAACGAAGATAAAATGCTTATGTGTGCAAGAACATGTGGTAAGTTTAAAACTTTTGATATCTCCCAACCACAAGATCAATTTATAGAAAGAGAAATGCTGTAATGACTTGGTACTACGACAAAGAAGATACCAGACTAGGTAAGTTCCAAAGAGAACTTGCAGAAGCATCTACAAAATCATTTTGTGTGTTACCTTGGATACACATGGCAACTAGACCAAATGGTGATATGAGATTATGCTGTACATCTAATGCAAGTGGTGCAGGTGACGATCATGAAGTAGGACTTGTAAAGATGGAAGATGGCAAGCCTGCAAACTTTGGTAAACACACTCCTATGGAAGCATGGAATAACGATTACATGAAAAGTGTGCGTAAAACAATGTTACGTGGAGAAATTCCTGCAAGTTGTAAAGGCTGTTTCAAAGAAGAATCACAAGGTATTGTTAGCAAACGTATATGGGAAAGTGCAACGTGGAAAAATGACGAAGGTGTTGATATACCAGAGCTTATTGCACAAACACAAGAAGACGGAACCGTACCTGAACAATTACAATATCTGGATCTAAGATTAGGACATACATGCAATATTAAGTGTGTAATGTGTAGCCCTCACGACAGTAGTAAGTGGGTTGCGGACCATAAAAAACTTATTCCTGTGCTACAAGACCCAGAAGTTAAAAGACAAATGCAGTGGGATAGAAAACTTTTTAATAATAAATGGCATGAAAAAGATACTTTTTGGCAAGAGCTTAATGCACAAATACCTTACCTGAAGCAAGTATATTTCGCAGGAGGAGAGCCATTAATGATTAGAGAGCATAAACGCTTTCTAGAAGAAATTATTAAACAAGGGTATGCAGATAAAATATTAGTAAGATATAATTCTAATGGTTTACTAGTTGACGAAGAACTAATTGATATATGGAGTAAGTTTAAGAAAGTTAAGTTTGCTGTAAGTATTGATTCATATAAAAAGCGTGATGAATATATTAGATTTCCAACAGACTTTAATCAAGTTGAAAAAACTTTACACATGCTAGACAACACACCAGATAACATTCATGTTAGTATTGCAACAGCAGTGCAAATATTCAATATAAAAACTATACCTGAATTTATTAAATGGAAAGTTAACAGTAATTTTAAAAAGATGAATGTTGGTTTAATTGACGGACATGTTATGGGTGGCGGTCTTGTAAATGCACATCTAGTACACATACCAACATTCTTAAATATTACAATACTGCCTGAAAAAGACAAGCAAGAAGTACGTGAAAAGTTTGCTGAACTAAAACAATGGTTATGGGATAACTTTACACAAGACGATGAGTTTTGGAAACACAATCCTAAAGGATGGCGTCAATGGGAAGGATTATTAAAGCATATGGATAGTTGTGATAACAGTCATATGTTACCTGGCTTTAAAGAATACGTTAATAAGTTAGATGCAATCCGTGGACTAGATGCAGCAAAAATATTTACTGAACTAGATCACTTACTTTAGTAAGGGGTATATCAGCAGCACAAGTACACCACTTACGAGTACAAGTTATCCACTCTTCCGGTTGTTCAAAACTACCGTCATAAATGTTACCTATACTTCCACCAACTCTACAAGTAGCACGATGAACTTCACCGTCCCAATTAATCATTAGGCTTTCAATACCTGCACTACATTTCCAACCTTCAAATTGATTTAGATGTTTTTTGATAACATCGTTGGCATGCATTTTAGTTTTGTCATCAATAATAACATTAGGCTCTACAGTAGATGTTTTAGACAATATCCATTCTAAGTCTTTACCTTCATATTTTAAATCATCAAACACATCATGGTCACCTTCTGTCCATCTTATTCGTCTTACAACATAAGGAATACTGTGTCCGTCGAACATTGTAGCACACTCTTTTACTCTATCCATAAATTTATGATGTGCCATTAAGTTAACTTGAAATGGCTTTTGCGGAGATGCATATCCTTCATTTATCTGAGAAAACATTAACACAGTTTCTGCACATCTTCTCCAATGCTCGTCATCTTCTACATGCAAACTAAACACAATATGATTTACGTTAAGGTCACTGTAGTACTTTGCTGTACGTGTTCCGTTAGTAGTTACATTGATCCAGTCAACACGCTGACTTGCATGATCAACTAGTTCTGTAAACTGTGGGTGTACACACGGTTCACCGCCTGTAAAACTTACACGCATTGATTTACCAGTTTCAGCTAGTGCATCAACTGCATCTATTAATACTTTAATATTTGTGTGTGGACTAGTGTTATCGTGTATTTCTGCTGGACAATAACTACAATCAAAGTTACAACGTTTGCCAAGATTCCACTCAACATGAACGCTGTTTTGCCGATCATAACTAGACGCTATTTTAAACATACGGAGCAAACTCCGGATTAATAACTTCAAATGGTCCTTGTTTACGACTCTTATCTAAGTTGCGATTAAAATTAATGCAGTCTTGCCATAGTTCGTTGTGTAGATCATCTGCTTCTAAGAAGTTAATATTATCCTGAATTTGCGTTAGTGTAAAGTCCTTAATACGTTCGTCACTTTTAACAAGTTTGTAATCTAACACTTTTGTTTTCATTGCTTCTAATTTAGCAATAACTTTTTGTTTTAGATCAGGCGGAATACATTGTGCTGATAACGCTCTTGGATATTGCACCCTATGACTATAGAAAATAATGTCCATGTTTTCCATGAAGTATTCTATTACTTTATCTATTTGCATTATGTTGTTTGCTTGTACTGTGAATGCTCCAACTATTCTACTTACTGTTGGTATAGTTTTCATTATCTTAATGTTTTCTTCAATCTCTTCAAACTTACCGTTTCCTCTGATGTATTCATATACATCATGTACACCATCAATTGAAACATTAACTGCAACACTTTTAAACTTAGGCCAGTAATCGTGTATTGTACGTCCGCCTTTGATTCCTAGTGTGGTGCCGTTTGTTGCATACTTGATTTCGATATTTTTACCGTATGGTGCTAACATATCTAAAATTTTATAGTGCTGAGGATCCATTAAAGGTTCTCCACCTGCAAACTCTACACGTCTAAAGTGCGGCAGTAGTTTTTCAAAAGACTTCCACCAGTTGTCTGTATCATTAAATGCATCAATATACTTGCCTGGTGTGTCTACTAATTTATTAACTGTGGGTATAAGAAAGTTATTTTCTTTTTTATAAAATTCTGTAACTTGGTCCCAGTCTTTCCATTGTGTACTATCTAATGGGTTACACATACGACACTTTAAGTTACATAGATTATTAAGTTTAACTTCCATAGTAGGCATTTCAAACGGCATACTGTAATCATCTTCTAGTGCGTCTAATGCGTCTGGGTATAAGTTGATCCTTGCTTCAGGTATTACTCCTGCTGTATGACGCTGTCGTAAGCTCTGTACACCCTGATCTTCTAATCTAAAGCAAGGCTCACAAACATCAGGACGTTCGTCATTCATAACCTGTCGACGAACTTCTTTCATTTTGTCGCCGTTCCAAATCTCTTCTAGTGTGTTGTCTTTAATGTCTCCAATAGGAGCACTACGGCAACAGATCTTAATTGCGCCATCTTCTCTTGTTGCTAATCCTGTAAAAGGATGCATACAAAATGTTTTACTTTTGCATGGCATTCATTACTCCCCATTGTCTTTCTTGACACCAAAAACATTTCTTACATGTTGGTACATATTGTCCGGGTGTGTATGTTTTATAATCTAGTCCTTTGAAGACTTCCGGATATTGATCGTTGTCACCTTCGCAACTTCTAGTGATGTTTAACAACTCAGCAATATCATTTTTTATGTATTGTCCTATGACCCAATCTTTTTTACTAGCAATAAAAGGGTGACAAACTGTTACGCCCATATGTGTCATTATAGCATCTATTGCCGGCTCTTGTCTATCACTCATTGCACCGTCAAATTCTACATCAGGATTTAGTGTAACGGCTGCATACCATGCATCTAAGTTTACTTTGTGTGCAAGGTACTCGTTGAACGATCTTAGTATAATTCTGTTACCTGACTTCATTTTGCCATTTTCATCTTTAATCATAGTGGTATGTGGCTCTTCAAGTTCAGGTGGAATAAAGTTAACGTGTCTTTCAAACTCAAGATCAGGAAAATGTCCTACAAACCAATCAAATACTTCTGCTGAAATATGCTCTTGCCATGGTCGTGATTTCCACATTCTAACCTGTGTACTAATGTGTACTTTACAGTTGTCATGTAGGTTTTGGCAAATTAAGTATGCAAGTAACGCACTATCTGCTCCACCACTTAAACTAATACCAACGTTTTTCCATTTTATATCCATTGGTAAGATCACATCGTCAATCTTTATTTTACGCATATTCATATTTACCAAGTTATGTACACAGTTAATTTAGTTCCGGTAAATATGCATATGATCCAAAATACCAAATATACAGTATCTTTAGATGATATAGCAGGCGTAATGGGCGATGTGTATGATATTGGAAAGTTTGATATATCTGAGCAAACTGGCAGCTTCTTTTATGATCCTTGGCAGTTGAAGCCGGAGTTCTTAGGAACAGCATGGGAAACTATTTGGAATAGTTTGCCAGAACCTAAAGGACAAGGAAGAATTATTATTTTAGAATCGCCTAGTTGTTATACTTCACATGCAGACATTGACAATCGTTGGCATTTAAATCTTTGCGGAGATGAAGCCTACCTTATTGATTTAGAAAAAGAAGAAATGTTTAAGACTGTGCTTGACGGCAAATGGTATGACATGGATGCTGGTGTTCCACACACTGCTATGAATATAGGTGCTGAGATAAGAGCGCAGTTAGTTGTAAGAAAATTACTACCTAAAAATATTATTAATGATCCGCAACATGTTAGAATTGCAGGAGTCAAAGGAAACATACGATACGAGTTTGATAAACATTTAAGTCCTTGGTTAAACAGGGCAGCAAATAACACAAAAATTATTAGCAATGTAAAAGTTGTTAAGCAAGGCATAGAGTTTGATATTGAAAAGGGCTTGGTGCCAATAATCCCAGTACCACAACAAATGGAGTTAGTAATACTATGAAAATTTTAATGACAGGTTCCTCTGGATTTATCGGTCAAGCGTTAACTGAAAGGTTAAAACATTACGACATACATCACATGCGTAGTGACCTGAGAGATCATAAAGCAGTTGCAGACGAAGTACTTGCAGTTAACCCAGATCAAATTGTACACCTTGCTGCACGTACTGAAGTAGAACAAAGTTTTTATGAGCAAATTACATTTAGTGAAATTAACTATGTTGGAACTGTAAATTTAATTGAAGCAGCATCAAGGATAAAGCGTTTAAAGAATTTTGTGTTTGCTAGTACAATGGAAGTATATGGTTGGCAACCTATTTCAGACGAAGTTGAAAAAGATGGTATACCAGAAAAATTTATAGCGTTTGACGAAAACACACAACCTAACCCTAATGCACCATATGCGGTAGCAAAGTACGGGTGTGAAAAATATTTAGAATATGCAAACCGTTGTTTAGATCTACCTTTTACTGCATTTAGACAAACTAACTGCTATGGTAGAAAAGACAATGACTATTTTGTTACAGAGCAGATTATTAGCCAAATGCTTGAAGGTAAAGAATGTAACTTAGGTTATGCAGAACCTTATCGTAATTTTATATATGTTACTGATATGCTTGATGCATGGGAAACTGTAATTACTAATCCAGACAAATGCAATAGCGGATTAATTTTTACAATTGGTCCTGACAATCCTATTAAGATTAAAGACTATGCAGAGCTTATTGCAGAAAAGATTGGATACACAGGACCTATTAACTGGAACACAAAATTATTCCGAGCAGGAGAAATTTATTGGCTAAACTCTAACAATAAACTGATCAAAGAAAAACTAGGTTGGGAGCCTAAAGTTACGTTAGATGAAGGCTTAGACAGAACCATAGAATACTGGAGACAAAAACTTGAACGCTAAATGGCAACCATATCTTAAACTAGATCCAGAAGGCTGGCCGTGTATGGCTCAGCAAACTTATGAACCTCTTATAAGTGAAGACGGAACAACGTTTTGTAAGAATTATAATGTTGATAGCGAATATCAAAAGATGGAAAACAAACCAAGGCCACTTTACACTAAAGAAGTTGTTGATTGGTTTTTTCAAAACGAACTAACATACTTAGAGCTTTTTAAAGATAAAAAGTATGCACCAGAAGTTAAAGACATTGATTACAAAAATCAAAAGATTTATATTAAATGGTATGGCAAGAGCTGTAACCAAATAATTAATGATCCTGAAATTAAAGAGTGGCCTGAGTATATGTGGCGTAGGCAAATTAGAGATATTATAGTTGACCAGTATGATGAAGGTATCTACAAGTTAACAATGTATCCACACTGTCACTATATTACAGATACAAAACAAATGAAAGCAATTGATTGGTACGGCTGTGTTCCTATTGACGATCCTTTCATTGAGCAAAAATATATGCAAGGTATTATACACGACACAGCACAATTTAGACTAGACGAAACAGGTGAGCCAATTGACGACAAGGTCAATTTAGAAATTATGTTTAAGCGTAGTCTAGGAGAACATGTTTTATGGGGAGATGAAAACATGAGTTACATATACAAGGAATTGTTTGGAGATGGCTAAACTAGTTGGTACAACTAAAGATGTTATAGACTGGGATCCTATAGTTGATCTGTGTGCTAAATGCACCACTGGCGATTATAATTCAGTTAAGACAGTTGTAGATCGTTCAGAAGGTAACTGGAGAGACAATCCAGAATTACTAGGCTCATATCACAATGTAATTGATACTTGGGATAAAGCAGGTTATAATTTAGATGAGATTCAATGGTGGGATTATTATCCAGGTGAACATTTCGATATTGAGATACAAAACAAGTTTGCTAAAATTATAGATGCAGAGCCTTTAAGAGTGTTTGTTAGTGATGTTGCTCCATGTAACAATGTTCCTTATCATTGGGACGTAGAAGATAAAGAAGAAGAATGGTTAAAACTAGGTGAACTTAAACGTTGGGTATGTTTTATGGACAAGCCACGTTGGGGTAATGTACTAGTGTTAGAAGAACAAGCATTTCATAATGTAGCACAAGGCGAAATATGGGAATGGGATAGTTATAGAAGCTATCATGCAGGAACTTGTATGGGTGTACATCATCAATACTTGTTTCATTTTTTAGGAAGGCCAAACAAATGAAGCATTTAGGTGTATGTAATACTATTGATTGGGATAGTGTAATAGAACAATGTGCAAGTGTCGAACCTGAGTTTGTAGGACCTAGTCATAAGCGTGGTGACACTATTCCTGGACTAGATCCTATATTAGATATGTGGGAAGAAGCAGGCATTAAAACTGTACACGAAGGTGGCACAGCAGGTTGGGATATGTTTATTCCAGGTAAACAATTTGATCAAAGCATAGTTGATGCTTGGAACGAGTTTTACGGATTAGACTGTAAAAACGTGTGGATAAGTAGAATACACCCAGGACGTTTTGCACCTATTCATTGGGACGTACATGACAACGAAGAAAACATTCCTGATTGTCCTAGATATCATTGCCATATAGGTAGTCCGCAATGGGGGCATATTTTTATTGCTGGTAATGATACATTTTATAATATTCCACAAGGTGCAACTTACGAGTGGGAAGATAGAAAGATTTGGCACGCCGGAACAAATTGTGGAACAGTGCCTAAGTATATATGGAACGCATGGTAATGGAAAACATTTTATATTTAGATCACCCGTGGATTTCTGTTTACACAGATGTTGTAGATAATGAAACCTGTGATAAGTTTGTTAAAAAATATACAGAACTAGGAATGAATCCTAATGCAGGGTTAGAATCTAGAGAACAAACATACGGACAAATTACTGAGGAAGTAGAACAACGTAGTATTAGTTGGGACACCTCAACTGAAGATAGACAATTTTTTAGAAATAAAATTTGTGAAGTATTAAAAATACCTGACAGTCATATTGAAGCTGGGGATATCTATAGATACGATACAGGCCAATACTTTGGACTGCACCACGACTTTCCATACACACCAGAAGACATTGCTTATTACGCAAAAGGAGGTGATAGAAAAGCAACTGCAATATTTTGGTTAAATGATGGATATGACGGAGGCGAATGTAAGTTTCCAGAGTTAGGTGTTTGTGTTACTCCTGAAAAAGGAGGAATGATGTACTTTGAGTACGACTATGAAGATGAAAAAATAAACAAAATGACAATACATGAAGGCATGCCAATTACTAAAGGAGCCAAGTGGATTGCTGCATTTTTTATTGCAAACGGTCCGAGGGTAGAATGAACGTTGTAGTATTAGGCGGAACAAAAGGAGTAGGGCAACTACTTTCAGCATATTTCAAACTTAAAAATGCTGATGTAAAAGAGTTTGGTAAAAACAGTTTATTTGATGAAGTAGTTGATGTTGCTAAAACTTGTGATGTTTTTATTTGCAATGCTTACGCAGATGGTAGGCAACTAAACTATATAGAAACACTAAAAGACTACAACATAAAAATTATAGTAAGTGGTAGTATTGCAGCAGATTCACCTGATCCTGACATGCCTGTGTACAGTTTAGATAAAAAGAACTTACGTGAAAGAGTACTTGAGATATCTCAATCTCGTGATACATGCAAGGCAGACATATTACTACTAACACTAACAGGAACAGCAGTAAAAGAATATCAAACAATACATAACACAATAGACTATTGGCTAGAAAACAGTACAATCAACGAAATTAGATTTACAATATGAAAACAGTAATTACAGGACACACAAGCGGAGTTGGTAAAATACTTCATGCCTATTTTCAAGGAGAAGGTTTATCACGTTCTAATGGTTACGATATTGATAAAGATTTTGATAAAGTAGTTGAAGCAGCAAAAGGTGCTGACTTGTTTATTAACAATGCTTATAGAGATCAACAACAATTAAAACTGTTTCATGCACTAAAAGACCATGTAGGTAAAATGATAGTAATGGGTAGTATTAGTAGAATGTATCCTGAACTTATTCCTACTGACTATGTTCAAGACAAAGAAGCACTATACGAAGCATGTAGGTTACATAATTTACAACCAGACACTTGTCCTGTGTTACACCTTGATCTAAGTTTTATTGAACAAACAGATGTTAACTTCCAAGACCCTACAGCATTTACAAGCGATAACCATATTAAGTATACAGAGATTTTAGAAGCAGTTAAGTTTTGGTTAAAAAATCCTAATGTACAGAATATAGAATTTGTTTGGAAATGTACACCCTTTGTACGCAAAGAATTAGAAAGAATAAATCCTAACTTAGACCCATCTCGGATAACGTTCTAAGTTTTCCAAAAACTTATCAGCATGTATTTCCCATACAGTTTGATCTGTGTGTCTATAATGCACATCTTTTACTCTGCTAACAATTCCTATTTTTTCTAATGTAGGAAAGTAATAACTGTGAACTAGGCGTTGACTTGCTTCTTTGCTTTTATTACTTGTAGCATACATTTTTCCTCTATTACCTACCCACTCTATACATTGTGGAAGTAAGAATTGGTCTGTTAGGTTTTGATGTTCAGCAACTAGTCTTTTAGGTGTAATAAGTCCTGTTGTTTTACGTGCTTCAGCAAACGTACAAACTCTTGTAAGTATACGATAACCTCCAGGCATAACATCGTCAAAGCTGTGTGCGGCAACGCTTCCAATGGCTTTATCATCTTGGTATAATATCCATGCTTCCCACTCGCGTTCATTGCGAAAGCAATCGATCATTGCTGCTTGACTACTGTTATTTTTAAATCCTCTACTCTCTGCTTCTGCGTAAAAGTCAGATAAGTCTAGTAGCTCGTTCCATTTAGATACTTTGTACATTTATTTTTCTCTTGTTAGGCAAAACCATCTCTGGTGTTTTAGTAAAGTCGTCACCGTTCTTAGGACACATTTGACATTGCTTAACTGATCTATATTTGTCTAAGTTAAATTGTGCTACTTCTTCGTCTGTACAAGTTTCTAAATCTAATGGTTTGTATTCTAAATACATTTGCCAATCAGGATCATCTAAACTATTATGATGTGATAAGAATCTATGCAGTGTTCCTAATGAACCACACTTCCATAACTTCTTGTCATGCATATATGTACACCATGGACTACAGCAACCTCTTTTATATGATGATTCAGGATCGCCTTCGTTGTATGGTTTAGGTTTTCCAAATTCATTAATGTAATGATGTTTTTGAAACACACCATACTGTTTATAGTATAAGCCGTGTCTTTCTTTTAAGAAAAACAAATCGTTTTCTAATCCATAGTTTACATCTTCGTGTGTAATACTTAACAAGTCAAGCCAACCTTGAAACAAAGGATCTTGCTTTTCATTATTAAAATCAAATATTTCGTAAAACCAGTCTACAGCATCTAACTGCGGGAATTGAATTTTCTCTTGAACTTCTATCGCTGCCTGCCTAACTCTATTTGATAATTTCTTATCTTCAAACTGTGCAAAGTGATCGCTAACAATTAGTAATACTTTATATTTTTCAATTAACTCTACACACCATTCTTTATTCTTTGATAATAATGCTCCATTGGTAGGACACATGATAACTGTGTTAGGTGCAATAGACCTAATGTATTTTGCTAGTTCAACAATACGGTCCATATACAAAAGAGGCTCTCCACCTAGCAATGTATAGTTTTCAATTTCAAACTTCTCACTTGCAAGTCTTATACCTTCTTTGATATTTTCTAAATCTTTGTCATACTCGCCTTTCCTAAATATATCGCTACGCACATCACATTGAGTACAGGTAAGGTTACACATGTTTCCATAGAACACATCAAGTATTTTTAATTTAGGCTGCATATATTTGTTTTGCCTTTTCCATAGTACTATCTGGGAAGTTTGTTTTAAAACTGTCAAATGCTAGTTGTTGTATTTTAACATGTTCAGTAGGAGTATTAACATCAATACCTGCCGCTGTCATTTTAGGAAACAAGTCTGCTTGACGATCCTCACTAATATGACTCATTACACTGCGTAAACTTATTGCAGGATCATTATCCTTATAACAGAAAAAATAGTTAATACTTTTTAATGTTCCGTCTACTACAAAGTAACTGCTAGGGTGCATACTATACTTGTATATACCTAAGTTTTTATGTGCTTCGATAATATCAAGCATTTGCTGTTCCCAATTGTCAACTACACTATAGTCTTTTCCTTCACAGCCGGCAAGTTCCCACATATCAGGACCGTCAATCTTTAAAAATAATTTTCTATTAACAAAGTCAATATCTTGTATTTCTGGAACATGTTGTGGATAGTGCATTTCCATTTCTTGTATAAAGTTAATCTCACGTAACCATTTTTCTTCCATTAGGTCAGGATCAACTACTTGATTGTGTCCGCCATGATATTGCTCATCATTATAGTACCATTGGCAAAATGTCTTTTTATCCTTACTAATCAAACTAGTGTATATTAGATTATTTCGGCATTGACCTTTTCCGGGAACTGTGTTATAGTAATATTCAAAGTTGTTACTCATAGCTATATTTAACGGTAAATATCTACATGATTAGAGGAATTGGCGGAAAGCCTTACATTAACTTAGATCCATATTTAGATACATCATCTTTCAAAGATCTACATCCTGAGATTTCTAAAGGATTTGCACTAGCAAGAGACTATGCAAAAGAAGGAACTTGGATGGCACCTGGCTTTGAATGGAAAGATTCAAGTTATATATTGAATTGGAAACCAATATACAAAGCTATGGAAGAATATGAAGCATTGCCTGATGACGATCCTATTAAAGTACATGGTCAGACAATACTTCCTAAAGATTTTGGCGACTATAAACAGCGTAATATCTTTACTCGTTACCTTAAAGCAACAATGGGTGCTAATGATCCATACATTTATTACTTCCTTTGGAATGAAGGTGATTGGAATGAGCGTAATGCTGAAAGGCAGAAAACAGAAGAAAGCAAATACTTTCCAGGTGTTGTAAAATGGGTTGAAGATTTACAAACAAATAACATTATTGATCGTATAGGTAGAGTAATATTTTTTCATTGTGATCATAATGGCAGAGCATTTGAACACAGAGACTTAGACGCTAATAATGGAGTACATGATGATAAGCAATACAGTCCGCACAATAATGAATTTATACATATACGCTATCGCACAAAAAGAGGATTCTATATTTGGGATCCAGAGTCAGAAAACAAACATTACTTAAACTGTAATGCAGCATTTTGGAATGACCAAGACTGGCATGGCGGAGAAAACAGTGTAGAAGTTGAATACGGTTTGCGTATTGACTGTAAGTTTACAGATGACTTTAGAAAGAAGTTAGGTATCGACCACTTGGAGAATTATTAATGAAGTGGATTGGTAACTTTGAAAAAGATTTTAACCCAGCTCTAAATAAACTTGTAATGGATGCAAAAGGACAAGCCCGCCCTGGAGATTGGAAACCAATTAATGATGTTGAAAAAGAGCTTTGGGAAAAAGGCAAATCAACATTTGACTTTGGTAAAACAATGTGGTATGTTTACGAGCAACAAGATCTACAAATAGATTTAAAGTTTCCATGGACGTTTGGTAAATGCCATTGGTGGATTACTAAACTGCTACCTGGGCAAATGATGCCTATGCACACAGATCCTCTTACACACGAAGATCAAACATGTAAACGTTTTTGGGTACCTTTACAAGATTATGTAGCAGGACATGTTTTTCTATACGGTAATTCAATGATAGCAAATTACAAAAGAGGTGATGTGTTTGAATATGAGCATTCGCAAGACGAACACGGTGCTGCTAATCTTTCTTTTGAACCAAGGCTTGTATTACAGGTTACTGAGTATACCAGTCACTAGAATGCCATGTAGGGCATTTAAAGTTTTCAATTTCATACACAACTATATCTCTTACAGACCCATATAAGTTATAATATGTAAATGCTTCGGAAGTTCTTGAGCTGAAATTTATCTGTGCAGCAGGCATTTTTTCCTTCAAATAATTAATTAAATGGTTCTCTTTTTGCAGTTTATACTTGATACTGTATAGTGTATTAGTACCCTCATAGCAAAAAATGTTGCTTAAATTAAACAATGTAAACTCTTGTTTACTTAAATCAAGGTGATCACATATATTATAATGCTCTGCTAGTAAGTCCCATTCAATAAATTCATATTCTACATTAGGTAAACGTTCAACATTTTCTTTCCAATAGTCTAAACTTTGCTTGTTGTAATCATACATAATAACCTTAACAGGAAGTTCTTTATGTAACCAGTCTTTGTAATTTTCTCCGCTGGCAGGTACAACTACTTGCTGTAAGTCTTTGTATTTTCTATTAGGGTGTTCGGTATGATCTGTATGTACATGTTCGGTTCTACAAAACCCGTCTTTGTAATATGCATATTCTATCTGCTTGTAAAAGTCTTTAGGTGATTCAGGATACAGATGATACTTGTTATTTCTAACACTGTCATCAAAACTGCGTATACCGTAACCTGCATCTAAAGATTTTTGAATAATGTTCCAACCATGCCTTTTATGATTGTATGGTTGAAACTCACAACCGGGTGCAATCCATACAGGTGTGTACTCGTCATGATAATTTTCTTGACTTCTTACAGGCTGTCTTGTAAAAAAGTCTTCACCCATACTTTCATCACCGATAGTAGGCATTCCTAGCTCACGCCATTTTTGTAAATTAATTAGATAGCACTGTTGATGTAGCTCATAGTATGCATCACCTCTATCCAAAATATGTCCTGTTACTACAAAGTCATCTTGGCATAATTTAGCAATAGCATCAATACCTGCTGTGCCGTTAGTGAATTCTGTACCCGTAGACAGCACACAAGCGTATTTAAAGCGGTTTTGTGCCTCAAGTAGTAGTAAGTACTCATTCGTACCTTGAAGTACGCTGTAGCCTTTGCTAAACAAGTTTTGTAGTGTGAAATCTGCTTGGTTCTTAGTAAGCTCTTTTATCCATGGATCTGTAATAGTTGTAGTTGTATCTAGAATACAAAATACTAATTCTCTATCGTCTGTGTTGTTGTATTCAACTATATTCATATTGTTTTCGATAACTCCTTGCTACAAGCTCTGCAAATTCTTTTTTACTTTTTCCTGGAATACCATGTGAAATTAAATGTATCCTTGATTGATTAGATGGATTAATAACACTATGATAGTTTCTAATGTTTATAATAAATGCCTTGCCTTCTTCAAAAGGTACACAACCATATCCTTCAAGAGTCATTACACAATCTTTAGGGTGTATAATTGCTACATTGATAGGAACACCAAACTCTAAAATATCTAAATTATCCTCACCTGGTAACTTTCCAGGTGCGTCACTGTGTGGACTAATATAACCTTCTGGCTCTATTTGCATAAGTCGTATTCTTCGATAAGTTTCATAAGGAAAACGTTGCCAAAAACTTTTTATACTTGGTGTAGATTCACTTAGTGTAGTCCATTTGTAAGGAACATCTTCTTCACGCTCATAGCCGTAATTTGTCCATGCACCGGTTTTGTCAACATCAATGCCATGAATACAAGCACTGTTCCAACCTGGGTGATCATTTCCTCTATGGTTATAGAATTTAGTATGCTGTATATCTGACTTCCATAAGTCTATAGGAATATCTATGTCTAATTCTAACCAACCAAAGTTGGCTTTGTTCAACAACCAATGTGCTAGTTCTACGTCATTGCTGCAATCAGCAGGAGCCGCAGGCATTTTCCATATACAATCTTTGTTTTTTTCATAGAAATCTACAGCATTCATATAGTTACTTATGCAGTTATATGCTCTTATAAATAGTAATATGGATAATAGATTAAGCCTACCCAGTGAAAATCCTGTATGCATTATTATAAACAATACCTGTAATCTTACATGTAATGCATGTGGTACATTGCAGAATTATAATTTTGCAGGAGTAATGTCTTGGAAGGAAGAAAAGCATCTTTATGAAGAATGGGCTAAGAAAGCAAACTTCCCAGAGATTGACATACTAGGAGGAGAGCCATATCTTAATCCTGAACTGTTAGACTGGGCATTAGGTATTAAAAGCCTATGGCCAGACAGCCAAGTGAACGTTGTAACTAACGGAACATTATTAGGATTGAAAAAGAATGTTGAAACAACTCGTACATTTTTAGAAGCAGGTGTATGTTTAAATTTATCAGGACATGATCAAAAAGATATTCCTAAATTTAAAATGTTCATTGATAAAATTCTAGAACCATTCGGCGACAGAGCTGAAAGGATAAATCCAGATTATGATGATCCATACGGATTTGAACATTTAGATATGTGGCAGATTGATGGAAAGTATGCTATTGGACATACTATTGTAGATAAGATGTTTCCTAACTATGTAAAAGAAGTAAAAGACAATACAATAATTTTAGATGATGGCGACAGAGAAGAGAGTCATGATGCATGTTTATACGGACAACACTGCCATACACTACAACGAGGCAAACTATTTAAATGTCCTCTAGTGCTAAACTATGATGAATTAAAAACACAAACATATTACGAAGAAAGAGCATACCCATTATTAGAAGATTATAAGCCATTAACAGTAGACCAAGACAAAGAAACAATGCAAGACTTCTTTAACAATATAGGAAAGTCAATTCCAGCATGTTCTTTGTGTGCTATGCACAAAAAACCAAAGCCAAAAGAACTTTCAGTTGATGTACAATTTGATAAAAACAGAAAGAAAGCATTCAAAGGAGTAGACCTTGTCAAAGTTAAAAATCTCACATCTTGAGTGGCATGTAGCTCACTCATGTAATCTTACATGTGTAGGGTGTGGGCATTTTAGTAATCATAGACATACAGGTATAGTGAAGTATGACGAGTTAGAATCTTGGTATAAGAGCTGGGCTCATAGACTTGATCCAGAAACCATTGACATACTAGGAGGAGAGCCTTTACTAAACAAAGACATTTATAATATTCTTTTCTTAACAAGAAAGTACTGGCCCGACTGCGAAAACTTAAATTTACAAACTAATGGCTTTCTGCTTTACAAGTATCCTGACTTACCTAAAGTGTTAGAAGAAACTAATATATCTATTAGTCTTAGTAAGCATAGTACTAAAGAAGCATATATGAAAAAGTTTGCTCCTGCAGAAGAATTACTATTACAATGGAAAAAAGATTATAACATTAAAGCAGAAGTTGCTCCGTGCCATACATATTGGTTTGAAATATACAAAGGGTATGGAAACAATATGATGCCTTATGAAGACAATGACGCACAGAAGAGTTGGGACAATTGTATTACAGGACAAGATTGTTTCCAACTACTAGATAACGAAATATACAAATGTGCGCCACTAGCATATCTACCATTCCAAAAGAAATTATACAACTTATCTCCTAAATGGGATCCCTATTTAAAGTATAAGCCAATAACAGCAGATTGCACAGATCAAGAACTAGCAGAGTTTTTTGCTAGAGGATGTGAAAGTTTTTGCTCAATGTGTCCTTCCAATCCAAAGCGTATGGATCAACAAGGCGATCCGACAACTCCAAGATCACACTACGAAAACATAAAAATTCAACAGGTATAAACTGCGCATATAAATACTAGTATGCAAAAGTTTCCATACGATAAAAAACATTTACCATTTGGACATTCAGGAGCAGTCCTCGATCAAGAAGTAATGAACTTTTTGAACATGATGCCTCTTAGATTCACAGAACATATGTATGATGTAAATGTAACTGAAGAATATTTAGAAAGATATCATGCTTGGATTAGAATGTCAGCTCTAAATTTAATGGCAGGCATAGATGATTTTCCTTACAAATGTTACTCTCATGGTACTACTGAATCATTTGATAAATTTTACATGAAGCATAAGGATAGAAGATTCAGATGTTTTAGAGGTGAATATCTTTATCACCAGTTAGCATGGCGTGATAAATTTAATTGGTTGTATGCCGATGATGATTGTTTAGATGCCAATGACGCACTAGTTATTAGTTTACCTTTTAGTAATACAGGAAACAAACACAAGTTACACGAAGCAGCATTAGATGAATGTGATAGACTAGGTATACCTGTTTTACTTGACTGTTGCTATTTTGGTATATCGTCTGCTATAGAATTTAACTTTAAGCACGAATGTATAACTGATATTGTTTTTAGTTTATCAAAAACATTTCCAGTAGCACATGCAAGGATAGGTATGCGTTTAAGCAAATACGATGACGATGATACTTTATTTGTTTATAACAAAAATAGTTACGTGAATAGACTAGGTGCTTATATAGGTTTACAATTAATGGAAAATTATAGTCCTGACTTTATCTATAAAAAGTATAAATCACAACAATTAGAATTTTGTAAACATTTAGGTGTCGAGCCTAGTAGCACGGTATTATTTGGTATTGCGCCTCAAGACAAGTATGTAGAATACGATAGAGGTGGCGGCAGTCCTGATGCTGAACTGAATAGGCTCAGTTTTCATAAATTTCTACCTATGTCAATTGAGGAGTTCGCACAGTGCATAAAGCAAGAGTAGTTAATATAGAATGGACGCCTGATAATAATAGGTGGAATCTTGATAAACAGGTATTCAGCAAATTAAAACTAAAGTGGATATTCAAAGAACTTAAACAAGCAGCCAAAGACGGGTGTGATACTGTCATTGCAGTAATGATGATTGATGGTGTTTTAAATCTAGAGCCGAATATATGGCCAGGTGAAGTTGCTAAGATGAAAGAGCGTTGTACAAAACTAGGAATAGAAAAACTAGTGTTTGTTTCAGGCCATGGTGGACACGAATGGATTATGCCTGTAGCATTTGATAAAATGTATTCTATTGATTACACACTTCAATTCACTTATAAATCTTACGAAGATAGAATTAAAAAAAATAAACTAACTGAATACAATCCACATGCAAATAAATTTTTATTCCTTGGCGGTGTGCCATCGAGAATGAATCGTATAGGATTGCTTTACAAGTATTATAAACTTGGAATGTTAGACTATAATGCTATTTGGACATTCTTTGTTCCATGGACAGAAGAAGAACGTAAAGTATGCAAGGATATAATGCATATTTTATCAGAAGAAGAATTTAACGAGTTTTGTAATTTTGCTGATAGAAGAATAGGTGATGAATACGAAAATGCTAAAAAGTTTTTTGCAGAAGAATATTATCAAACAGGTGATTGGCATGATGTTGGTGATACTGATTGGGCTAAAGCACCTGCACTAATTGACAGTAGCATATTTCCAGAAACGTGTTTAAGCATTATTAGTGAAGGCCCTAACTATTGGAATTATAGTACAAACAATTCTTTTGTGACAGAAAAATTTTGGAGAGCAGTATTTCATAAACACCCGTTCTTGTTTGCAGGCGACATAGATCAGTTCAAATATATGGAAAATCTTGGGTTCAGAACATTTACAGAATACATGACTATACCAGAGTATGCACACCTTGAAACAGAGGAGCAACGTCTTGATGCAATTGTAACTAATACAGCAGACTTTTTAAAACTTAAGAAGCCGCAAGGACTAATTGATGATATAGAACATAACTATCAATTAGCAAAGCGTTATCTTGATAAACAACATTTACTTTTTGATTATTTGGTTGAGCATTATGGTGCACCAAGAGAGGAAGTAAACTATTATCTTAATCAAACAGGATATAGTAATCTAGTACAGAGACCGCCATCGTATGAGTAAATGTGCAGCATTTTATAAGCATACCAATGTGCGTAGTGGAAATAGAATATTTCCTTGCTGTCGCTACAAAGAACCTGTTGCTGTTTTTGACGGTAATCTAAATAAGATACTTGACTTACCAGAAATGCAAAAGTTAAGAGAAACGCCGGTTGAAGATAATCCTAATTGTGCAAAATGCATACACGAAGAGTCACTAGGCAAGAATAGTTTGCGTGAACGCTTTAATGCTGAGTATGACACAGAAGAAGTAAAATTAGAATATTTAGAAATAGGGTTTGATAATATTTGTAATGCAGCCTGCGACGGTTGTTATCCAGAGTTTAGCAGCGAGTGGGGTAAGATACTAGACCCAAATAAAAAGAAACATATTGTAAGCAGTGATGAAATAACTTCTATTCCAGACACTGTAACAAAGATATTATTCTTAGGTGGCGAACCGTTAATGACTAACAGGCATAGACGCTTACTAGAAATGGTAAACGATCTAAGTAAAATGACAGTGATATACAACACTAACGGTACATTTATGTTAGACAAAGAAACAATAAGGCAACTTGAAAAATGTAAAAGTGTTGAATTCATTCTAAGTCTTGACGGCTATGGCGAACTAAATGAGCGTGTAAGAAAAAACTGCGAATGGAATAAGATAGAACGCTTTATCGATCAAGTAAAGATATGGGGTTACAAATTAAGTGTAAACACTGTGCTACATAGAAATAACTATCACGGACTTGTTGATTTAGAAAACTATATTAACAGTTTAAAAGATGTTGAGTGGTCAGTAAACATACTTACATTTCCTAAACAATTAGACGTTAACACAGTTGAAAATAAACAAGAAGTAATAAACAGTATAGCAAAAACAAATATAGCAAACAAGGAAGCACTTATTAACCATGTTGCATGATATTAAAACATACGTTGACCATGATAAGTTTTTACAAGCAGTAGAAGCAGCAAAGACTGCTATACCTAATAAGTTTTGTATTGTAGAACATCTAGTTGATGTAACAGAATATGATGACAGTCCTGACTTAACAGAAATACATCCAAAAGATAGAGATAACGTAGACTTCCGTATTTGTATATTTCACCCAGATAAAGATAATCGAATACCAAGACTAAAACCTGTTTGTGATATACTTGAAAGTATGCAAGGTGTTGAACGTGCTGCTATTATAAACATAGGCCCTAAGTCTATTATGCCAAAGCATATTGATGATATGGAAAGGCCGTTGTACGAAGAAACTCCATTCTATAATGTGTTTACAGGTTTCCATATTCCACAAGGAGAGTTAGGTGTTAAAGTTGGAGAAGATATAGCAGACGTTAGCAAACCAATTGTTTTTAATGCACAAATACCACACGAAGCATGGAACCACACTTCGCAAGACTGGCTGTCTTTGCTGATATATATTAACAAAGATACATTTAAAAAGGAATAACATGAAAGTATCTACTCACAACCATTGGGATCCCTTAGAAGAGATAGTAGTTGGAATAGCTGATCATGCTAGAGTACCAACTGTTGATCGTAGCACTATGAGTATGAGCTACACTAATCATCCTATAGATTTAATTAAGCCTTTAGAAGGCGCATACCCAGAATGGCTTATTGACGAAGCCAACGAAGATTTACAAGGACTGAGTGACGTTTTATCTAAAGAAGGTATAAAAGTACACAGACCTATTCCTATTGATCACAGTGTAGAATTTAGTACACCTGAATGGAAAACTACAGGTTGGTATACGTGGTGTCCTAGAGATTTACTATTGCCAATGGACAACTTAGTAATTGAAACTCCAAGTGCTTGTCGTGCAAGGCAATATGAAACAAGAGCATACAGAAACATCATGTTAGAAGCAATTGACGATGGTGTTGAATGGATTGCTGCACCTAAGCCAATATTGCCAGATGAAGGATATCAATTTGAAGATATTGAAGGCAAGCCTAGTTTGCTAAACTTAGAACCTATCTTTGATGCACCAAATTGTGTACGTTTAGGTAAAGACATATTATTCCAAATTAGTAACACAGGTAACCACTGGGGACTGAAATGGTTACAAAATGTTTTAGAGCATAGAGGTTATCGTATACACCCTGCAGAACATATTTACAGTTACGGACACTTTGATAGCACAATAGTACCTTTACGTCCTGGATTAGTATTACTAAACAGTTCAAGAGTAACCGCAGAAAACTGTCCTAAGGTATTTGAGAAATGGGATAAGATTTGGTTTGATGATTGTGTTGCTCAAGGAAGTAAGATACCAGGAGGTGTTGCTCCTTGTAGTCCTTATATAGGAATGAATATTTTAAGTATTAATCACGATACTGTTGTGGTAGATGATACTCAAGAACCTTTAATGAAAGAATTAGACAAGCATGGTATTACTAGTGTACCTGTACGCTTTAGACATGCTATGACTTTAAGTGGTGGTTTGCATTGTGCAACACTTGATTTAAAACGTAAAGGTGTATTGGAGGATTATACATAATGCTAAAGTACTGGGGCAAAGTAGATGACTTCTGGAAAGAAGATTTACAGAATTACAAATGGCCCGAATCTGTAAGCACAGGACAGAATGAAAATTTTCATGATGCTTACTTTGATGAAACAAATAATTTAATGCAAGGGTTTGATGGACAATTACCAAAATGTTATGGTAGGTTCTTTAAAGAACTATACATTGAAGATGAAGCAGTCAGCAGTATAAGCTGGACACAAATTAAGCCGTCAGGAACTATTCCTGTACATGCAGACAAATTTTTTAAACTTAGAAAAAAGCATAATGTGGACATTGATGATTGCTTAAGATATCTTATATTTTTAGAAGATTGGACATTAGGACATCTTGTTGAGTTTGAGCAACAACCTATTACTAAATGGGAAAAAGGTGATGTATGGACATTTACACATGAAGATATACACTGTGCTGGAAATGCCAGCAACTTCAACTTTAATACTTGCCAAGTAAACACGAGGAAATAATGGAACTAACATCACTTCAAAAAGAATTTAATAATTGTACATTAGAATACGATCTAGAAAAATTCAACTGGCCTGCATGGGCGTTAAGTGTTGTACAAGAAGTAGCACCACAGGTTACTAAACTAGAAACACTACACGAAGTACTATCTCCTAAAGAAATTGTAACTGTTAGTAGGCATGTACAAAATGCATGTAGTCGTAAAGACTTTATGGAACGCTTTGATGCTTTTGTTGCTGAATATATTCCGCAGCGTATCGATAATAAAAGATACATGATCCAGCGTCAAGGAACGTTGCGTGTTGTTATTCCTAATCAAGCAAGTGTAGGACGAAGACTTGCTTTCCATCAAGGTATCTTTGTAGGTAATGGCAGAGGTTGTAGAACTATATGGACACCGTTTACAGAAGCACGTGGTACTAACACTATGTGGATGGTAGATGTAGAAAATAGTAGAAGAATTACAAAACAAATTATGGCTGAGAAATGGAGTTTGGAACAGATAGAAGATGAATGTTTGAAACATGCGTTTCCCATTACACTAAAGCCAGGACAAAGCCATTTGTTCTTTCAAGAGATGTTACATGGTAACGTAAACAACGAAGAAGGTTATACACGGGTAAGCATGGACATGCGTATCCTTATTGAAGGTGAAGAATACGGTAGAAGACATCCAGGAGGATTTATGCGCTTACCAGGCGATCATGAAGTTGCTGGAGAAGCAGACTATACAGGAAAAAGTGCTATAACATATGCAGGCTGGAACAGTAAGTTTTCAAATCAAATTCCGTTACCTATGCAAAGAGCAATTATTGAGCCATACTGCATTAAAAACAAAATTGAATATACAAGTTACGAATTTGAAAACGAACACCTAGACTGGATGCCTGGTTTAGAATTTTATATTAATGAACAACCAGATGTTATTGTACTATGCAGTATCTATTCAATGACTGATGATGTTGAAAGACGCAAAGAGCTTTTTAATCTAGCATTAGAGAAAGGTGTTGAACTACACTTTGCAAATGAATTGTGTTCTATAAAGACAGTTAAAGACCTTGACAAAATTGAAACTTATCTCAACTTTGCTGTTGCTAAAAAAGATCCTTATGTTTGGGAATTAGTGTAAGTCTACCCAACTACTACCAGCATACGCTTGTATTTTAGAAGTAGAAGTATTGTAAATCATCTGTCCAGCAACTGCTGTAAGAGCATCACGTTGTGTTGTAGTGTATGATTTAAGTTGAGCTGGCCCACCAAATACTGTTTCTTGTTTTGAATTGAATCTAACAGCTTCATCTAACCCACCTGCGGCTGTTGCTGTACGTACAACATATCTACCTGGAACCTGATTAGTTGCAATAGTTCCATCAGCTTCAGCATCAACAACAACTGCTACACCAATTGATCCTGCTGTTGTTCCACCGTACCCCATATAAGCAATTCTAAATATACCATCGCCATTTTGAATAGCAGCTGGACTTGCTTTTGTACCACGAGTTTTAACAACCTGTTGTGCTGGTGCATCTGCACCATCGTTGTATGCTTGTACAGTGAATAGATCGTAATCATCTTCACCGTCACCTTCTGTTTCAAGGAATAAGCCGCCTGTTGTTAAATTTTTATTAAGAATGATATTACCTGTATCAACAGTATCATTATTCACATTACCTTTGATTTGACTTGCAATAGCATCAACAAGTATAGTTGAGTCATCACCTGACACGCTACCTCTTAGGTCACCTGTAACTGTTTCTGCAATAATTGCTTTAGTAATAGAGTTAACAATAACAGTACTATCGTCAGTGAATACACTTCCTTTTAAATCACCGTCAATTGCTGCTGCTGTTACAGAACTTGCTGAAACTGAGTTTGCAGTAACGGAGTTGTTTGAAGTATTAACAATTGTGCTAGAGTCATCACCAATGATGTTTGCATTTACGTTTGCTCCCGGTTCTGCAACACCGCCAAGTGTTAGTCCGCCTACTGTTGAACCTGCTGGAAGTTCAATAGCGCCACCGTTATTCGTAATTGCTGCACCATCAACCCATACGCCGTTTTTAACATAAACGTTGTTAAATTGTGTGCCAGGTGCACCAACGTTATGTGTGTCTGCTGTACCAGGTACAATGTTATCTTTTACTGTACCGGATAAGTTAACAGCACCTTCTACTGCGTTTACTAGTATAGTTGAGTCATCGCCAAATACAGAACCATTGTAGTCTGCTACAATTTTACCTTCAACAGTCAAGTTGCCATTAATTGTGCTGTTTCCAGTTATGTTCAATCCACCACTGCCAGTAATGTTGAATGAGTTTAAGTCTAAATTCTGTAGCAACTGCGGTTGATTTGCTGTTGCGGAAATTGTGTTGGCCCCATCGTTATATGTAAAACTAATACCTGTATTGGGTCCTGCTACAAGCATGTTTGCAACTGCGTCTTGTGCATCTTCTGCATTAAAACCAGTTACTGCTTCTAAATCTTTTAGTAAGGTTGTTCCGTCACCTACGTACAGTTTGGCTTGATCTGTAACCCAAATTAGCTCACCCGCTTGTGGAGCGGTCGCTAGTACTTGGCGTTCAGCGTCGGTTCCTCTTCTTATCTGTAATGGCATATTCTTTTAAACTCCTGGCAATATTCGTTTCTATACTTAGTATTTATGCCTGTACGCTTATTCGTGCATAATTCCTAAGTTGTGATTTCAACGTCTGCTGCTATTATATATCTATATTTATCACTTTGTGGCGCCGCTGGACGATGCCAGTATTCGCTTGGGTATATTAACCACGTATATTCGTCAGGTTTAACAAAGAATTTACCGTCATTATTGGGTCCGTTAGGAGCGAATTCTGTACCACATAAGTTTTTGTCCTGCACATCGTCGGGTATTTCTAAGTACATAATACCGCTCATGCTTTTAGGCTCTGGTTTGTGTTGATGATGGTGCCAAAGTCTTTCTCTATCTTCTGCACCTTCTTTGTTTGTCATAAAACTCCAAGCCTGCATGTTACCTACTTGCACTTCACGTCCAAAGTACATAAACACACTAAACAAGAAGCTCATACGATACTTCAACCATAGTGGCTCTGGTCTACTAAAAATGTTTTCTTTTGTCTGATACTTGGGACTATTTTCCCAGTAGTTGCCACTATCAATAATATGCTTTATAATAGCAATAGCATTTTGATTATCTTCAGCAGTTATAGTACTGCTAAAGTTAAACTTTCTGAATACTTCGTTTTGATCTATAATGTTACTCACTGTACAATCCTGGCACAATCTCAGTATCCATATTCCATGATATGATTGTTTTTATTTTATCATTATTATTTATGGGAGCTCTGTGTACAACAAAACTAGGAAATGTAATAGTTTGTCCTTCTTTTATGTCAAACGTTTGTACATCTGTTTGTTCATAAGGAACTATATATTCTGTTTGTGGACTACCGTCTGGTAAGTCTAAATAATAAACACTAGTCCAGTTAGCACCATGTACATGCCAACCATGATAGCTCTGATCAGCATATTGCTGGAACCATATTTCTTTTAATCTATAAAACTCGTACCCTAACTCTTTAGAAACTTTTAGAAGATGATTGTGGAAATGGTCTCCTAGTAAGTGCAACCACTTCTTGTTGTAATCCCATCTTGCAGATTCCCAATCGGATCTCGTGATGTTTACAGCATCTTCAGATTCTTGTAATCCTTGTACTTCTTGTTCGTTAATAGCATTAAGAACATCTTGCTTTAGTTCTGCATGTTGTTCAAACTCACCAATAACATAAGGACAGTTAATAGGTAACTTTATCATTCCTGCTCGTCAAACCCTTCCCAATATTCGTTTTCTTTTAAATATTCTGGTGTGTACATATCTTCTTTGTCATGCCACTTAGGATTGAAGTAACCAACACTAGCATAATAGCCTTTGCCTGTTGTGTCATTATAGTCAAAGTCTGCTTCAAGTTCTACTTTATCATACCAAACGTTTTCGACAATTTCAGACACACTAGTTTCAACTGAACTAAATGCTAGTTTCTTAGGATCAAAGTCTTCACCTTCGGTTTCAACAAACCACGAACCGAAGCCACCCTTCTCTCCACTATGAAAACAAAGGACTGGAATCAATCCTTCTTCTTCTTTGTCTTGATGATATGCTTCTCTGCCATACAAGTGATACGGTTCAAACCTAAGTTCATTTTCGTCCCACCCGTAATCATCACTACCGTCTGCAGGTACTTCGTTAACAAACCATTCACCGTCAGCATAAGAGTTATTAAGATGTTCTAGTTCATCACACTCATGCCATGCATTAAAATCTTCTGCAATTTTAGGTGCATCTTTGTCGCCCATGTCTTCATCGTCCCATTCGTAACTAGTTACAGTTTCAATAAGGTCCGATTCGTCTTTGTCAATAAAGTAATCTACAAACTCTTTACTAACCTCTCCAATGGTAAGTTCTCCACCATAGTTACTTGCTTGAATTCTAAATCTACGCTTTGCCATCTATAATACCTCTTTTTATTTCTTTTAGAATGAGTGATTTCATTCTACTATCTTTAAACCGTTTATACCTATCTGCTAACGGCACCCAAGATTCCCAACTAGTTGCTGTACTACATGCAACTGAATAGCGTTTAAGTTCTTCATTCATCTTAAAACGCACAAATTCTATAGGACGATCTGTGCCAAAACTAAAATAGCACAACGGCTCGTCTTTCTTAATTGTAAACTTTGATACATTAGGATCTAACATAAACTCTACATTAACAGCTCTAAACCATCTGCCAACATCATACCTTCCAGGTACAACAGTTGCAGTCTTTTGCCAAGGTGAATTATCAAACCATGGAGCAGTTAATGTACAATCTAGTTCGTCTGCTTCTGTAAAGAAGATGTAACGTAAACCATATTCTAAAAGTGTTTGATCTTTTAGATTAGGTCCACGTACAACATTAGCAAATACACCTTGTTGTTTTTGAGGAGGGATTAAGTTTCCGTTGTCAAACTCAAAAGTAGATGTTAACGGATTCTTAAAAACAAGTGTATTCTTTGCTAGATTTTTATATGCAGGACAATAAAAGAAACTATCGTATTTGTCAATGTCAGTCTTACGTTTGTATGACTTATCAAATACAGTAGTAGGATCAGAATATAACATATTCCAATCGATATTACCTGCTTCGTAATCAGGTGCCCAGTATACTTTTAGGGCCTTTGACATTTACAGTAGTCCTTCTTGACCTAAAATTGCAACATTATCGTCTGTGATAGGAATCTCTGTCTTAACCATTAGTTCAAAGATTTCTTCTTCTAGTTGCTGTCTATTAATTTTTAAGTTTGCCAACTCTGCTTTTGCTTGTTTGATTTGGTCTAAAGAAACAACACCAGTTGAAACACTGCCTGTTACTTCTTTTAGATATCCTGCAAGTGCATCAGGGTCTGTAAGCGGAACTGCTTTTGCAATTTGCTCTACCTGTGTAATCCTATTGTCAACAAAGCCAATTTTTGCTTGTGCTGTAGTGATACCACAACCTGCATTTGCTTGTGCAATAAGTGCCGCAATGTTGTAATAGATAGTTAATAGTTTATTCCTACGCTCGTCAGTCTTAAACAATAACTCATTTGAGTCCTGTAAAGTCTTTACGATGTCGTCATCAGTATTAACTTCTTTTGAAAACTCAAGAGTAATTGCATCAATATAACGCTTAATGTTATTCTGTAAGTGTGTTGCTTTGCGGATGTTCATTTGCATCTGCTCGGTTTTCTTCTCTTCCATATTGCTCTTCCTCCTCTTGGAATCGTTTTGCCATTAATTCATCTTCAGCACTTTTAATTTTACCGTTGTAATGATCTTCAGTATAAAATCCTAGTGCGATTTCCTTAATTGCTATTGTAGTAGTTTTTTGCCCTTTCTGATATTCAACTAAAGGTTTGGATCCTTGTTGTATTTCTCTTGCTCTCTTACTTGCCATTAACACTAGCAAGTGTTGTGAATTTATTAAATCGTGTGCCTGTTGGTGGTATCCGTATTGCTCTTTTTGCTTATCATCAAGTTCGGGCATAAATTTTCCTATCGTTATTTTTGTTTATATCATCAGTATAGCATCTACAGTACCTTTAGTCAACACCTTATTTTGCTATAAGTTTAACGTCCCAAGCCAAAATAGTTCTACTTCCTTGGCCTTTCCACGGATAAACAGTATGCGAAACATAACTTGGAAATATAATCATCTTTAAAGGTTCTGGCTTAAAACGCCACTGATCAGTAAACACAAAATGAGCAGGGTTTCTAATTACTGGTAATCTAAATTCAATATTTGCATCACTGCTTTTTGAACCTTCATCAAGTAATGGAACGTCCAAATAGATATTCCCACTAATATGTGCTTCGTGGTTATGTAATGCTTGGTAGTCGCCTGCTGTTTGCTTAATAGTCCATGCTGATACAAGCATTGGCTTATAACCATTTAAATCACTAACACCACTTGTTTTAATAATGTTGTCAATATATGCTTGGCATCGTTCTTCAATGTATTGAGATAAAAAAGAAGTATCAAGTTTAAATTCATTTGGAACAACTTGTACTTGCTGACCTCCCCTAATGCTAATATTAGGATCGCCTTCATCATTGTGTTCGTTATGTTCGTGAGCAGCATTTACTATTTCACGTAACCTACTGTATTGTTCAGCAGTAACATCATCTACGGCCATTACCGTAGGATTAAAATATGCAAATTTCATTATACTTCTAACCTTGTTAATGTTTGTTGATTTAATTTGCCTCTTACAAAAGTATTAAAACTTAATGATATGCGAGGCTCATCACCATCGTATGGTTGTACTAAGTGTTCTACGCTCGATGGAAAAATTAACATTGTTCCAACAGCAGGATCTACAGACCAACTTTTGCTGTTGTAAAGATTTGCTTCTGTAATATCAAATTCAAGTGTATCGTACTGACTTGTAATAAAACTAGTATGTCCGCCTTTGTCTGCTTCGCCTGACATAAACACAATTGCTGAAAGTGTTGAGTTAGGATGCCAATGCCTATGATGTGTTTGTCCTTTGTTAGTTTTATTAAACCAAGACTCTGTAATGTAAATTTCTGTATCTTCTGATACTTTCATTACACCATGAAAGTAATCGTTAATACCTTTCATACATTCTTTTTTAAGTTTAGTAAAGTGAGGATCATCTAGTACTGCTTGACTAGTACTAATATTGTTTTGATAGTTTTGCACCCATTCAATCTTACTTAAATCTGTGCCTTCTAAATCTACTTGAGTGCGTATAATTGTTTTAGCAAACAGTGGATATACTTCTAAGTTCTCGTTGTTCATGCTTTTCCTAAGTTGATAAAGAGTTAATAGGTTTACACTGGTACTGTATTGTTGACCAATCTCCATCAGGTGGAAGAGTTTCAAATACGGCTAGCATTTTAAAACACTCCTCTTCAGTTTCAAACCATTGTACATCTTGTTCAACACATGTTGAACCTAAACATACTGTTAATAATATATGCCAGATAAATTCCATCATATATCCTGTACGTGGTGGAGCCAGAGGGAATCGAACCCACGACCTCCTGAATGCAAATCAGGCGCTCTCCCAACTGAGCTATGGCCCCTATTCATGTTCGCCACCTGGATCGTTTTTGTCTAAAGGCACTTTATGGGCGTTACCTTTTTCATCTCTCCAAATAGTATAAGTTCTTCCTCTACCATATGAAGTATAGCCGCTGACAAAATTAAAGGCGCTCGGCTTTCTATGAGCTGTTTCAAATGTTGCTACTGTGACAGCAATAGCACCTAGGAGTAATACGTGTAGCACCATACTAAACACTCCCATATACATGCTACCTACAATAATACCAAATACTGTACACCACATCCATGCTAATACTTGCATAATCATATGGCGTGTACTAAAGTCTGGAATTTTACTCAGTGGATTCTTTTCATAATCCATTACTACATTCCAACAATTATATACCCATTCTCTCATATCTCTTACTTTCTCAAATGTTACTTCTTTAGGATAGTTTGCATCTGCACTATCTCTAAAATCTATTGCATCATATAAGTCATGAAATTTTTGCACAACTTTATAATTCTTAAAATATGCAGTGACCTTATACATTGCACCCTCTAAATTTGGTGCTGGATGTCGGATTCGAACTGACCACCTGCTGATTACAAATCAGCTGCTCTACCAAATGAGCTAATCCAGCGTATGTTTTATTTAACTTCCACACCATGCTTGTAGTTCCATAAGTGAACATCTTCTTTCGTGTTAATCTCAACTCCGTCGAAGTCAACATGCGAACATCCAATGTCCCAACCATTCTTTAACCAGCGTAGTTGTTCAAGTTTTTCTACATCTTCCTCGATTGGAATCTCTAGATTTGGATACATTTCCAAAGCATTGCGTTTGTATCCATAAACACCTAAGTGCCATTCTCCATACCCGGTCATGCCTCGTCCGAACCACAGTGCTTTATCTCCAGCTCTTACCATTTTAACACTTTCGGGTCTGTTCTGTTCTTCTTCACGCATTGTTGTATAAACAGTACTAACAGAATAATACTGTAACCATTCTTCACATCGATCAATCATTGTTTCTGTAATGTCTGGCATGTCGCCTTGTACATTTATAAATGTATCGTATGCTTTAAAGAAATTACTTGAAGCGGCTCCTGCACATCTTGCAGTTCCATTTTCATATGGAGTTTCCTCAATCCAACAACTGTCTGAACCGAACAAAGGAAAAATTTTCATACTGTCTGTTAACACAAAAGTATCACGTCCAGTTGCTACACAAGCATCATACACACGTTTAATCATAGGCTTGCCGTCTAAGTCTATAAGAGGTTTGCCTGGATAACGTGTACTGCCATATCTAGCAGGAATTAAAATTGCTGTTGTCATTGCTGAACTCTCCATATTTCATACATCTTCCAGAGTTCCCAGGTAACAAATAATACAATACCTCCAACGAATCCTCCGTATATTAATCCTATGACGCCATAGTAAAACAACTGCGTGAATATTACTATAGCGACATAGTCATACAATCTAAACACTCGCTACCTCAGTAACGTTTGCCCAACGGAAACTTCGCCAACCTTTTGCATTGACATCCCATACTACCTGTACTTCTTCGTTGATCTTTTGCACTTTCTTTTGAGATGCAGGATCTTTAGTTGCTTTAGGCACAACACCTTCTTGCAACGTACAAGTCATTACACGTTTATCTCCGTTAATTTTATTGAATGTAACTACCACTTCACCTTTAACAAGTTTTGCAATAGTACTTTCTTTTAAGATTTTAAGAACAGATGGCATCTCCTCTTTTAAATCTTCTCCATAACGTCCACGGTCTCTGTTTCCGTCACCGTTTAGTTCAGTAAGGTCTTGTTGCTTTTCTTTAAAATCACTCATTCTGGCACCGTCCATGGATAGCAAGGTACAATACTTTGCTTACAATACTTTGCGTTGTCTACCAATAACAACGGTACACCTACGATAAAAAAGGTAATGATAAGAAATGCTGGTAGCAATCCTTTTGTTGTGCAATAATTAGTTTGTTCACTCATTATAAGCACCCACTTACACAGACCATGCCGTCCCATATACTAAGAGACTCCATAACCTTCATAGCAATTACCAATCCGAATAAAATTTCCATTTGCTTAGTTCCTTACGTTTGATTTAATACAAATCAAGTTTTGATTAATTGGCGGATATCCATCTATTGATCCCATATCTGCCAACGCTACTTCACGAGCCATAAAACATTTCTCCATAGAGTTAAATGATGCTTTCTCATATGCAGAAATCTTATATGGCAAGACACTTATTAATACTAATACCCACATTGTCATAGTCCTATTAACCTCCAACCATGATTAGCTATTGCGTTTAAGATGATAGCAAGGCAAGTAAGAATGTGCAACAACACCCACCCAGAGCGTATAATTGCCACTCTGTCAGACCGATTGTTATCTTCTTCATATGCTTTCTCCCCAATTGCCTTGCACCATAGTTCCCACAGTTTTGCACCCATACCTACTCCTTATTGTCTGCATGGTACTGATCCACGATTTTCATTGCGTGGTTCCTTAGAGTTGCGTTACCTTTCGTCATTCCGTCAAGTAACAGTTTCTTTTCTTGCATGTAAACCTTTGCAAACCCCGGGTCGTGTTTTATAATACTTTCGGAGTTAGAAATTAGGTCTGCATACTTAATTGTCTGCGCTTGTGCAGACGCATTGATAGAATGCTCTCTATCTTTTGCTTTACGGAATGCCCTGTTGCCATCTTCAGGATCTGAAATATCTGTAAGATCAGATACTAACGATTTTACAACTTTTCCAAACTGAATTTCGATGTCATCAAGTGTGGCTGCCGTATCTTCTACAGTATCGTGTAGAACTGCCGCTATCAACATTTCTGTTGTATGTGGTACAGTCTTTACAATACCCATCACCTCTATAGGGTGTCCGATGTAAGGAGCGCCAGTGTATTTTCTTTTCTGACCTTTGTGGGCAAGAGTAGCATAAGCGATTGCTCTGTCTAATGGCCTGTCCATAATTGTCCTCCTTCTTTATTATGTTTTAATAATAGCATCTTTGTATTACTTTGTCAAGTATTTTAGTGCATAAAATGTAAGTTCTTTATCTTCAAAATCAGCAAAGACATCTACTTGAAAGCCGTAACCAAAGTCGTCTTGTGAAATTTTTCTAAATAGATTTTTTGAGTTGTCTTTGCAGTATCGACCAGCAGGAGATTTTTCCATCCATTCAAAGATTGCTGTGTCGCAATATATTTCTGGATCTTCTACGTCACCTAACGTAAATCTATGAACGCAAAATCTATTCTGGGGTGAAGTCAAAGCCATCGTGCTCTGGTGCGTACTGTGTCATTAAGATATGCTTACCAATCTCAAATAATCCTACACCGGCTGCAATGTCAGGTACATTAGACCAAATAACAGCATTACCATCTGCAGATAAACTTGTAGTTACAAACTCTGTAATCTCACCATCGGCAACACGTTTACGAAACGCATCAACAATGTCTAGTCGAGATTGAATCTCTTCTGATACTTCTTGCTTCTCGTTAGGCTTAAAGTCAACTACCTTCATTCCTTTATATTCCTTTTCCATTTCTCAATCCTATAAAATGTGATCCGCAATATTGAGCTTGATCAGATCTTTTGCGGTGAAGTACTGATCACTCGGACTGTCAAAATACTTTTTAACCTGTGCTAAAGTATAACCAGTCGCTTCTCGTAAAACTTGATATGCACGTTGTTCGCAGTTTTGATTCTCATGCATTGCTGCTTTCATGTCGTGCATCTTAGCGTCCATAGTATCGCTATGCTGATGATTCATTATACCTGTATTCTTTCCTATATACCTTTCGCCTTGCTTACCACTTGCAAAAATTAAAAATCCTGCACTCATAATTGCACCAACACCTATTGTTCTTATATGATGATAACTTTGTTTCATAACATCAATAAGTGCAAACGCTTCGTATAGGTCTCCACCATATGTGTTTACATATAAGGTAAGTGTTTTCTTTGGCTTCTTGTTTAAATTGGCAGAAACAATCCACTTAATAGTTTGACTGACGTTGTCATTAGCAATATCTCCACTTAGATAATGAATGTCATTATCGTGCAGACTCTTGTCTATTGCATCACTGGCTGTCCAATTCTCGTACTTTGCTGGCATAGAAATTACTCTTTAATTATTAAGTATACACATATTTATAGGTTGTGTCAAGCACAAAATACCATTAGTGATTGCTTGAGTTTTCACCATATTTTAGAGCGAACATTTGTGCATCTCTATCGTCCTTAAAAAACCAGCGTTCTCCACGGTTATAAAACTTGTCTACACAAGACTCTAAGCACCAAACTAGTTTTTCTTCAGAATATTTGGATGATAAAGTTGTCCAATCGTTAACCACCGCATAAATGTCATGACTCATAATAACATTATAGCATATAACAAAAACCTTGTCAAATAGTTTTATGCTCACAAAATGACTAAATAGTAGTAAGTAGGAGCGAAAATACTATTATGGACTTTTTAACATTTGTAAGCGAAGTTGGATTCCCAATTGCAGGCGCAATAGCCGCAGGCTTCTTTGTATTCACTACATTAAAATTTATTTTGGCTAGTGTAACAGGAAGTGTATGTGGCCTGCAGAATATGATTTCAGCATTAGATAATCGTGTACAAACAATGAATAACGATCTTGTTAAGATTGATGCATTGATGAGTTATGCTTTAAACGTAAAACCTAACATAGATCGTATAGCTGCCAATGAAGGCAAAGAAGACGCAAGACGAGACTAACAGAAGAAAGGGTATTACCATGCTATGGAAAGATTTACTACTAACAAAATTTGAAAACGGTTTTCGCATTCTAAAAGACAAGGACCCAGAAGATAAGTTCTTTGTTATTGACGAAGTAGATATTAAAATTGGTGATGAATATAGAGTAGGACCAAACGGATATTTCGAGTTGATAAAATCTGTCGAAGCAGGAGTGGCAATTGAAAATAACACTTGACGGAACTGAATACGAAGTTGACGCAGGTAGCGTCGGCGAAGGTATAAAAATCATTCGTGAGGAACAAGAAGCCGAAGCGAAAGGTTTTTTAAGTGTCCAAGAAATGCATTGGGCAAAAGCCAACGGTTTTGCTAACAAGGCAGAATGGTGGGCAGCAGAGCAGAAGAAAGGATAAAATTATGATGTGGGTTGACTATGCAATTGACCAGGTTGGACCAAACTTCAAAGTAAAAGGAGATTGGGAAGGCGAAGTAATGGGCGTCGCTAAAGACGGCACTCAAAAAGAACATTTTTTGTATAAGCCAGGAGACCGTTTCATTGTAAATGAAAGTGGTTGGTTATGTAAAGTAGAGGCTAAAGCAGCCGAGGAAACGGATAGATAATAGCAAGTATGACAGCAGAATTAGCAGCAGCGATAAAAGACTTCGGCTTTCCTATAGTGGCTGCGATGGGTCTCGGATATTTTGTCTACTACGTATGGAAGTGGGTAACTACCGAGATTAAACCTGTACTGGGTGAAGCATCGGGTAAACTAGTAGGATTGATAGATCGTATTCGTATGTTAGACAATGACATGATTAGACTTAATCAAAAGTTAAACATGGTATTAGAATTTAAAGAACAATACGAAAAAGTTACAGGTAAAAAACTAGATCTTGATGCAGATGAAATTGAAAAAGCTGTAAAAGCAAAACCTAGAAAGAAGAACTAGGTGGAACTATTTTTACTGTCATTACTACTTGTTAAACACACTGTAGTTGATCTTGCTTTACAACATTACATTGTTGGGCAGCAAAAACTAAAGTGGTTAAATCCTAAAGCACACTGGCATTATGCACAACACGGTATAGGTACAATGATTGTTGTGCTTCCTGTTACAGGGGATTTGCTGGTCGCTGCATCAGTTTCGCTTTTAGATTATTTAATTCATTGGCACGTTGACTGGGCGAAACATCATTGGATTGCTCGACACGGTTGGAGCTCTGCTGATAGTGGCTTTTGGTGGGCTGCTGCAATTGATCAGACTTTACATTATCTAACTTACTGCGTAATTGTAATGCTAGTTGCAAGTCATGTATTCGTTGCTTAATGTTAGTAACTTTATCTTCTATGCTTAAATTTTTAAAGTAATCATTTTGTTGTTGCAATGAACACTCCATTCCAATCTTTAGGTAACTTTTGTGTTTTCATATATTCACAACGTTCAATCCACATAGTATAATATCCTTCCATCTTAGCATCAAAGTGTCTCATTAGTTTTTCACAAATCCATATTGCTTCATCAAACTTTTGTTTTTGATACAACTCATGCATTTCTTGATGATGGCGTTGTGCTGTACGCCATGCTGGTTTAGGATTGTCTAGTACTGTCCAAATACCAATACCAACTGTTTTACCTTTAACTGCTAGGTCGTCTACTTTTAAGTAGAAGAAGTCGTCTTTAGTTTGTTGATATGTTGCATCTCCTACTAGTAATAAGCAACCATATTCTTTACACTTAGATTCTATTCTTGCTGCTGTACTTACAGAGTCGCCAAGAACGTCATAAGAGTGCCTTGCGGTGCTACCCATTTCGCCAAGGTAACCAAGGCCAGTATTAATACCGGCACCCATACCAACGGGAGGACGTCCTTCATTTGTAATTTGTTCATTAAATTTCTCCACTGCCTTAAGCATATCTAATCCACATTGCACTGCGGTCTTTGGATGTTCTGGATCTTCAATTGGTGCATTGTGTACATGCATACTTGCATCACCAATGTACTTAATTACCATACCATCGCTGTCTAATATAGGTTGTGTAATAGCATCCATATAGCCATTCATAATTTTGGTTAAGCCTTTCACGTCATCGCCAAATGATTCGCCCAAAGGTGTAAACCCACGCAAGTCTGAAAATAGAATACTGACCTCTTTCTTCATACCGTCTTTGATAAGTGCAGGATTTTCTTGTAGCATACGTACTACTGTTGGTGATGCATACCCTGCAAATTGCTTCTTAATCTTTTGTTTTTCAAAGAATTCTACTACAAAACGGTTAAATGTAGCATGGAAACCTACTGCTGTGCCTACTAGCAGTATCCAGCTCACATCCCATAGCTGTAAGTGCCCTTTAAACAGCGTATAAGCGCCGTACAAGCACGTTGCGTACATAATAAGTACCAATGCACCCACTACGTAATATGGTGCTAAAACCGCCGCAATTATAAGAATAAGCCCAATTACGATACTAGCAGCATACTCTACAAATGTAGCATAATCAAAACGTACAATGTTATCGCCATTTACGATAGTCTGTAATGCTGTTGCAGTCATTACATAACTGTATTGTTCTCCGTTTGGAGTAGCAATAACTGGTGCAAGTCCTTCTGCTGTAATACCAATAATTACAATTTTGCCTTCCATTCCCCAAAAGAAATCTTCTTCTGATGCACTGTATACATCAAAGTCTTTGTTCCAACGCAACCAAATTCTACCATTTGGATCTGTTTGAATAGTTTGATACGCAGGCACACGCATAGCAATAATACCGCCCTCGCCTGCTTTAACTTGATAACTAGGATCACCTACAGCAACACGTATTGTTTCCATAGTAATACTTGGATATACTTCGTCACCTACACGCATTAGCAATGGTAAGCGTCTTACAACACCATCTATTTCAGGTGCAGTATTAATTACTCCAACGCCTGCTGCGTTTTCACCTAGTAAAGGTATAGGACCTAACATGCCCGGCCATTCAAATAACCAAGGCATAGGATCACCTATTTTAGCAACACCTCTTGGTACTGCATTTTTATTTGTTTGTGTTGTTCCTGTTTGTGCGATAACAACACCATTGTTTAGCAACATCTGTGCTAGTTCAGTATCTCCACCTAGTCTATCATTCTCAGAAAATAGGATAGGCATAACAATAACGCCAGCACCATGCGCTCTTAAGTTTTCAATAATACCTGCTAATACATCACGCTTCCATGGCCATTGTCCGTACTTTTCTATAGATGCTTCGTCTATTTCTAATATAGCAATGTCGTTGGATAGTGGTTCTACTGTGTCATAACTTTGAATAAGATCAAAAGATTTGAGTCTTAAAGTCTGTTTTACATAGGGATCGTTGAACCCTAATATACTAATAACCGCTAAGGTTAGAAGTGCTGTAGACCAATGTGTTATAATCTTTGACAGTTTCATACACCTATTTATCTACGGATCAATGATCGTAAATATTCGGACCGTCTTGCATTTTTACAGGTTTGCAATATGCTGTTATTCTATGTTCTGGCGGAACTAAGTATTTGTTTCCGTAATTACCATACTGCATAGGTATACGTTTAGCGTAATATTGGCACACATCTATGCTTCTAAAATACATAGGTGAAGGTTGCTGTACATCTGCTATTAGTACCACTAACATAAAGGCATGTATCAACGTACTAATCTCCTGTCGCTGCGTCCTGGTCTTCTAATGGCAGGTTTCTTTTCTTCCTCAACAGGAAGAGGTGGCGGGTCTTTAGGCTTCTTTGATTCTGCTCTAAGTCTAATCTCTTGTCTTTGAGAAAGTTGTGACTTGAACATGTCTTTAACTTCTTGTGCTTGGTCTGTAGAAATTATAAAGTAGTTTATAGCACTCCAGGAATTACCCATAAAAAGTAATTTACCTGCTTTATAAAGTATACCTTTGTTATTATCATTTACAAAAACATAGTCTTTATAAGCATACCTCAACTACATCATACCTCTCGCTTTTGCTGTCAATACTACTATAAAGATTGCAAAGCCGCCGACAACAACTATGCCAAGAGCTATAGCAATACCTTCTAACAATTTACGTCTACGTTCTTCTTGATCGTAAATTGCTTTTTGTCTTTTCTTTCTAATATCGCCTTCAGTTTTTAAAAGCTCTTCCCATGCACTTGGACCTCTAGTAAAACTAATAATCTGTTTTAGTTCAGCTCTCATATCTTCTGCTTTTTTCTTAGCCATAAAGATTTGCATAGCCTCTTCTTCAACTGATCCTGCTTGGAATAGTTTTTTAAATAATGGCGGTTTCTTATTATACTCTTCTGCTTTTTTAATATCTGAAACAGCACCCATCCAACGACCTAAGTCGCCTGCCATGGATTCTATTTCACGTCCGGCTGCGAAGCCGGCTTTGATTGTGTTAAATGCGCCGGTCGCCATAGCGACGGCAGAGATGGGATCTATCAAAGTTTCGCTCCTTTGTTATATTCACCAGTATTTATGCGAGATTTTAGTTTTGTGTTACTGTAGTTGTACCACAACCATTTGCGTTTGCGCAATTTTGGTTTATTGAATAAACTTGATTGTTTGAACTATCTTGTGTAAGGTCAAGTGTTGCACTGTGACCTGTCATGCTAACACTTGCATTGTGATTGCCTGTGCCATCTTGTGTAATACCAACAGTTTGATCGCTACCTACTGCAATTTCTGCATAGTGTGATCCTGATCCTTGCTGATATAAATCGATATCATTGTCGTCACCTTGAACACTAAGGAATGCTTTTTTATCTCCGTCATTAAGTTGACTTGATAAAATGTTATTAGTATCTCCGTCTAAGTCTATTGCAAGAAAGTGTCCGTTGTTTCCTATACCGTCGTTATGATTTTGTGTAATACTTAATATGTTAGAGTCGCCATTAACATCAAACTCAAGCCTATTATCATCTGCTCCAGATGATCCACCTTGACTTACAGTTGTTGTATTAGTATCTCCTGTAACATCAAACAGTATTACATTGTTGTCACCTCTTTGTGTTAATGTTGTATCATTGTTATTACCAATGATGTCAGCGTTTACTATGTTGCTAGATGTTGAACCAACACCTGCTACAAGGTTATCACTTCCGTCTTGAACTATATCAAGCTCGTTATCATTACCAACCTGGTTAATATATATGCCACTACCATTGTGTGTTACTGCTCTTGATGCTGTAATCTGATTAGTCTGTGCTGTGCTTATGCTTGATGTATATGATGATACACTGTATAATCCTGCTTGAACCATTGAACGAGTTAGGAAGTCCACCATGTTATTACTATATTGATGTGTTGATAGTAACTGTCCATAACCAAATGAAACTGTGATTGATCCACCATTACTACCATACTCCCAATTATACCAAGTGTTCCAACTACTGGCACTGCTATTTTTGGCCATTGCTGTACCGCCACTTGCTGTAAACAATTTGTCTGGTCCTGGTAATGTGTTTTCACTTGATGTGCTTGAAGCATAATCGCCTACTGCATATGAAGCCCAACAGGTATTACAACTACCTGCTATTGACATACTTCCTACACTTAATTTACTTTCAACCAACGATTCAATGTTACCTATTCTATTGGTTGCTCCGTTGGGTGCAAGAATAACTACGTGTCCTCCGTTGCCTATAAAACTTTCATAGTTTGTTTTACACGTACTGCCACAGTTTGAAGTTCCTGCTATATCAATTACAAGTTCTTTGCCTGATAGATCACTTGAACTTACTGTGCCACTTGTACTTCCTGTAACTGTAAATCCTAAATCTTCAAGTTCACTTTTTAAATGATTGTAGTGTGAACTTGTGTTTGTTCCACCTGTGCTGTAATATATAATAACATCATTTGCAAAGGCTGGAGTTACAGCGAACAATAGAAAAAGGAAAAATAAACTATTTCTGAATAATGTCAATATCATTACTGCCATCTCCAAGTGAGTAGTCTCTGGTTTCAAAATCTGATTGTTGTAAATTTATGTTATATCCGTTTTGTTGATCTAATGTTAATTCTACTTGCATACCTGTTCCGCTATCACGTCTAAACACCCAGTTAGGATTTTGATTGTATAACTCGATACCTGTAACAGGATCTTTTCCGTATATTTCTTTTGCTTTTGTTTTAGATAGTTGTCCACCTAGTACCTTTGCTAACATTTGATTAAGTTGATCAAGTACATTAGCAAGGAAGTTTTGATCCAAATAGTTTGCATCTAATTCTGTTTGCCACATTTCCGGATCCTCATCAAGTTGGTTTACATCTAATCCGTCGTACTCTAGGAAGTCAAATCCTAAGAAGTCTGCTAGTTCTACTGCTCTTTTTCTTTCTATCTCGTACTCGACTTCTTTAGGCCTACGGATAATAAGCAGGTTATCAATAAGTGATTCATTGATGTCAATTATAATAGGATCTAAAGGACTTGTCTCTGGTACATCTACTACTGTTGCTTGAAATGCTTTGTTTAGAATAACCTGACCAGCATCTGATTCTACTGATATTTCTCCTACAACACAGATACGCTTTGTTCCTACTGCCGAACAACTTGGTAAAAGAATAATTGTTGAACTTCCTGTTTCATCAACAGTCATTGTAAAGTCAGTACCGCGTACACCAATAGTAGCGGTTGGTGTAGTGATTTTTATATCTTGCCTACTGTTCTTTGCAATCTGTCCTGATGCATATCTAATAGTTCCAAAAGATGCTTTGAGGGCAAGTTTACCTTTTGAAGTATTAGGATCATATACAAATTCATCAATAACTAGTTTACTGTTTTGTGTTACATCAACTCTAGTTTCATCCACAAATTCTATAGCAGTTTTACCCTGACCTGTACGAACGGTATCGTAACTTACTATAGTACTACCTTTTTCAGAAGTTAGTTTTTCTCCTGCTTGTCTTTCGATAATAGTATTACCAACCTGCTGGGTTACGTTTCCGATAGAAGCAACATTTGCCATCGCGGGTACGGTGATAGTTAGACAAACCATCATACCTGCACGGAGCAGCATTTTGTCCAGCAGCCGGATCATATAGTTAATCCGTTTGCGTAATATCTATTTTAGCATCGTTTCCTACAGTAGTAAGACTCAACACTTTATCTTCAACACCTGTTTGTGTAATGTTCGCAATCGAACCACCACCTTTCATATCAACTGTCATACTGTGACCGTTAGCATCGCCAGCGCCTGATTGTGTAATTGCAACTGTGTTAGCAACACCACTTTCAACTGATGAACTTGATGATGTAGTACCGCCAGCGCCAACACCTGTTAGTGCTGTTGAGCCATCGTTACCCATGTCAAAGTTTAAATCAGCATTTTTAGCATTAAGTGTAAAAGTTAGAGTATCTGCATTACCATTGTTATCTAGATCAATTGTACCCACAAAGTTCTGTGCATCTCCTGATCCGCCAATTGTTGCTGTAATGTCAAATGAATCACCTACTGCATCAATGCTTAATGATACTGTTTCACAGTTACCTGCTCCACCTGCATCACAGTCTAAGTCAACTGTACTGCTATCACCAGTTAAGTTAATGTTACC